CAGGAGTAATGTCAGGTGCATTGAAGTCACCACGACCTTCAGACTCGTCCTCAAGGGACTCATCAACGCGAGGTGCTGCAGGACGTGCAGTCTTACCAAGCACCATGTTCAGACGTGCTTGAAGTTCATCGTAGGTCTTGAAGTTACGAGGATCAGTGAACTCAGTCAGACTGTATTCCTGTTTCCAGATTGCTTCCAGTTCGTCATCACTGAAACCACCCAGAGTAGAAGGAGCAGCGAAGTCAGACTTATCATAGTTCCAGTAACCCTCAACCTTACGGATCTTCAGTTTGAAGTTAGCACCTTCCCACATGTCGAAAGGATTGATGGGTTTCTCATCTGCAAATGCAGGTTGCATTGCTTCAGTCAGTTTGTCAAAGATCTTCTTACCGAACTTGTAGAGGAAGACTTTACCTTCGTTCTCAGGATGCAGGGGATCTTCGACGACATAGATGTTGCTGTAGTAAGACAGTTTACGCTTCTGCTTACGAGCAATCTCTTTGTCAGAGTCACGACCACTGTTCCAGAGTTCACGGTTCAGTTCACCGACAGGATCTTTCTGGTTCAGAGTGGTCAAAGAATTCTCAATGTACCAACCTCCCTTATCTTGGAAGGCGTGGGACCAGATCTTGGCCCAGGGAATCTCTTCACCCTCGGGTGCAGGAAGGAATCGGATCACTGCATAACCGTTACCAGACTTGTCCATCTCAGGTTTCCAGAGACGTTCGTCGGGACCTCCACCCTGCTTATCTGCAGAGTTCATCTTCTCTACTGCCTGATTCAGTTTGGCAAAGGAAGACCCAGAGGATTTCTTGAGGGATGCAAAAGACATGTTCGTATTCTCCGTATTAGTTGGATTTGGCTTTGATGTTGGGTCTTACGTCCGAACCAGTCTCCCAGTCCCGTCTGCCCAACCAAGGTAATATAACCTAGTTAGTCGTCTGTGTCAAGTAGTTGGCGGCGGAATCCCAGCATCTTTTCCTCCATGGAATCGAGCACTGGTCTCAGACCCAACTGAGAACCAAAGATCTTTGCCAGATTATCCATCTGGTGTTTGGTTTCTTTGGCATCATCTTCTTCAGACAATGATAGGCGTGTGTAAATAATTTTCTGTTTTTCAATAAGTCCTAGACATTCTTCTAGGAACTCTAGTTTTTCATCGTGATCCATCTCTGGGAACGATGTAGAGATTGATTGCAATTTACCAAAAGATTCTTGCAGGAATATTACTTCATCTCTAATTCTTGGGTTTTCAAAAAAAGACATTTGTTAGATCGGCAGTACGCCTCTTGAGGTTTTCTTAATGTAATTAAGTTTCTGTGCCTCATACTTGATCTTTTCTTTGAGAGGTTTTGAAATCAGTTTAGATACTGTTTCAATCTCAATCGAGTTCATATCACAGAACTCCACGATTGCCTCAATATAATTTACATCATGATACTTGACGAGGGTTTCAATCTCGTCGGCAAACTTTGTTGGAGTCATAAAATTTTCTTCAAGAAATTCTTCTAGGGTTTTGATATCATCCATTGATTCCGTGGTATGTTTTGATGTACTCTTCAAGCAAGGTAAAATAATGTTGGATGTTTTCTTTTACAAAAACTTGAGGTTCACCATCTTGTACGGCAATAATGGTGACGATTTGTTCTACTTTCTTCTTGTATCTTTCATAATACATTCCTGCATATGCAGTTTCCTGAACAAAATAGTCTTCAATCCACGACTCTTCTTTCTTTTTGCTGGATGTCTTAAAGTCAATTACACTAAGAACACCATCAAACTCAGCAATGCAATCAACACGACCAGCCAACCTGAGAAAATCAGAGTAAAGAGGGGCTTCCAGAAGATGAATATTATCAATCCGATCGAGATCCATTTCCACGGATTTGAACAGTTCATAAGTCAGAGGGTCAAACTTTTTGATTGATTGGTTACGAAGGTACTTCTCAGTACAGTCGTGGAAAAGGTTGCCTCTGTTAGAGGCACGGGTAGAGATGCGATTTGCAGTCTCCTCTCCAACCTTCTTGCGCCATTCTAGTATCTTTTTCTTTTTTTTGCAACCACTAACAGTGGTCACAGAAGGATACTTCTTACCCTCTGGCGTGACGTAGAATCTCTTTCCATCTACTTGTTCAACCTGAAGTTCCTTAGGAGCAGGAACTTCTACATGACGAAACTCTTTCATTACATTCCTAGATTGTATTTACTCATGAGATAACTTCTGACAAGGCCTGATCTCACGATATCTTCTACACCAAACTCAAAGGAAGAGAACTCTTCCATGGTTTGAATGATCTTCATGAAGTCATGGACACCAGTGCGTTCATTCATCTTCACTAGGTCAGACTGTGCTGCATCACCAGAGAAGATGATCTTAGCATCCTGACCCACACGGGTAATGATTGAATCAAGTTCGTGGAAGTTTAGGTTAGCGAACTCATCGACAATAATAATACAATTATCAAGAGTAACTCCACGGATAAAAGAAGTAGACCAAAACGAAATAGTTTCTTGGGACCTAAGATTATCATAGAGCATTTCAAATGCGTTATCGTCAGGCATTTCAAACATATATTTTACCATATGTTTGTATGGAATCTGATAAAGATTTGATTTATCTTCATGATCACCAGGAAGAAAACCGATCTCTCTAGTAGGAACCAGAGAACGAACGATGTAAATCTTATCGTATGGTGTGTTTGGATTCAGTACCTCTCGCATAGCGAGATAGAGAGAGATAAATGTCTTACCTGTGCCTGCGGCACCATGAAGTAGGAGATGTTGACCTGCCTCATATGCTTCCCACACTTTCGTTTGAGTGTCAGTGATGGGAGAAATATTTGTTAGGTGTTCTGAGTTGATCGGTTTCTTTCTTCTCATTTGCCTCACGCTCATCGGAGCTCCACTGTTGGTTTGGGTAGGACTAGTCTTTCTCTTTTTAACGGGCATAGAATCAAGTATATTGGGACAGATTGGCAGAAGGATGGTCGGCCTGAACCTTTTGCATCACTTCCTTAAAGCCATCTGATTGTTTTGGCTTACCGTAGGTTACACCACCTACTCCTGCCATCCAGTCTTTGTCCCAGTCAGGATTTGATTCCTTCCAGTCACAATATTCTTGCATGGTCATGGAGAGAGTCTTAGTCTCTCCCGTCTTAAGATTTTTTACAGGGTATGTAGGCATAACAATAACGGCGGTGGACTATTTATACTACCTTAACCATAATGGTTTAGCATCTGGGTCCTTTAGGTAGTTATCTTGGACCCATTCCTTACTCGCAATGTACATTTTGTATGCGGTGAAGGTGTCGATTGATTCGTCTAGTTTGTATTCATTTGGCATGGCACGAGCGAAGTCAGTTGCCATGGACCAACATGTAATTGCTTTCTCACTCTTCTGGTGGAAGAGTTTCTTGGCATAGAACAATGTCTTTTGACATGAATGATCTTTACCATACCGTCTCCTGTATTCTATACAGAGAGCGATACCATGAGCGATAAGCCATGCGGTGTTGTAGTGATTCTTTGCGGCCCATACAGTGCATGGATGGTTACGAAATGCACCCTTCTTGGTTGCATAGTAGCCGCCATCTTTCTTAGGTAACGGACCCCAATTGTAGTACCAGTCACTGTAGATGATAGATAACATCTGACAACATTCTAAAGGCATCTTGACAATGTGTTTGTCTGGTAGGACACATGCAGATGCACGGGGATTGGGATCAGTTACAAAGATGTTCATTATTCAATGAGGATAGCAGGTTGATAGTTGGATTTATCACAACCACAGTCTTCTTCTAGACACTCCCATTCTAACGCCTCTGCGATCACTGGGAACCTACAGATAAACAATTGTTTAATCTCGTTAGCGATGTCCATGTGTTCTTTCTGTGTACCATTAGAAGAACGCAGTTCTATATAATGGATCCAGTTTCTTAGATTGCCCGTCATGTACATGCGAGTAGGCGTACAGAGGGGCAGCACATTTCTAGCACATTCCTTTGCAATGCCTTCTTCAAGCATCTTCTGATAGAGTTCCATACCTTGTGCAAAATGATGTTGCATCAAGATCTCAAACTTCTGACGGGTGAAAGGATCAATGTCATCGATAGAGTTCTGACGATTCTTTGTATCCTGACGACGGAGATCGGGCAGAGGAATAGTATCACCCAACATTGAAGAGTCTGCATACCGTTGAGAAAACTCTTGGAAGGTGAACGAACGATGCCTCAGGATTTGAGCCGCGATAGCACGGGTAGTGTTGATCTCCACTGTCATGTGTGCCTGTTCAAAGACAGACCAGTGACCATGTTTGATACAGTATTTCAGAAGGCCAGAGACCTTTGGATTCGTCTGATTGTTTGGGTTACTTACACGAGCAATGTAACCGATTGTTTTTTCTGCATCAGGAGTAACAGAAATAAGTTTGATCATAATTTAACTATCTTGATAATCAGGTAGATTGCGATCGACTTGAAGAATCCAATGGTGGGTAGACCAAAGAGTGGAACCAGTGCAAGGTTCCAACAAGGCCAGATAAGTAGAGGAACCCAACAGAATTTAAGAGCCTCGTTTATGATTTGCATACCGAGTTCTTTGTTCTCTTCTGCCTCTGCTTCTTCTTTGAGTTCTTCGATCTTTTGATCGACTGCACTACCAAAGTATTCTTGTGGGTCGAAGTTTAAGAAACTACTTTCGTTTCTTCTTGTCTTCTTTTTGTCTTGATCCATAAAGTTTAGGGTTA